GATGAGTTCAGCGAGGTTCTTGAGATTCGCCGTAGTAGAGGTTGAGGTCGGTTTGTAGTGGGAAGAGGTATCCGCCATCAGGGATTCGTTCTGCTTTCGGCATGTCGGGTCGGCTGTTGATCCCAGAGTAGTGGGCGATCAGAGCGCGGCGCTCCATGCCCTTTATGTTCGCTCGAGATCCACGGTGAAGTGTACGGCCGTTCCAGATCAGGACGTCGCCACGGCTCGGCAGATAGGTGACCGGTTCAATCCCGCTATCAGTCAGCATTTGTTCAAACACTGGGGTGAGTAGCCGTTCGCTGTATTTCGGCCAGCGATGGTCTCGCTCTTCAGGTTTGAGATGCTTTTTCACTTTTTCTTGGGTGACGATCCGCCAACGATGCGAGCCGGGCACATATTGGAACGGCCCGGAGTCGGGGTGAATGTCGTCGAACGCAATCCAAACGGCGGCGTAGGAGTCTCCGACGTGGGGCGGGTTCAGGTAGGTGTCTTGATGCCAGTCTCGTTCTGTGGACACCCAGCCGGTGAGGTTGAGGTGAAGTCCGGGCGGTTCCCCGATCAGTTTCTCAATTTCATCGACCAGCGGTTTCCACAACAGGATGTCTTGGAGCGGTATATGTCTGGTATACGGGATCGGGTCCGGCCAGCCTTGGACGCGGCCAATGCTGCCGTTTTCTCGCTCCCAGCACGCTTCGTATTCCTGCATCAGGGTTTCGGGCAGGAAGTTTTTGAGGATAACGACGCCTTTGTCGTTCCAGTCGCGTGGCCCCTCGGGCGGGGGCGGGTCGGTCAGATCCTCAAGCGTCGGGCTGTTCATTTTGCGGTAGCTCCGGTGGCGCCTGCATGGCTTTGACGGCGGCCCGAAGGACAGCGTTGTCCACGGTGAGGCGTTTCACCTGTTCAGCGAGGTCGTCAATCACGGCGTGGAGGTTGATATTCGCTTCTGCCATATTTTGATCTTACCACTCGGTATGAGGTGAGGTATTATGGTTGTATCTGAACGCAATTGACGGAGCGCATAATGACGGTTTCTCAATCAACACGCTTGGGTGTGACGCTTTGGACTGAGGACACAGATCAGTTTACGCGCACCCAGATGAACGATTCTCACGGCAACATTGAGTTGCTGGGGGCACGCTTCACGGCAGGCGCTTCGCTACCGACATTGCCAGATGATGCCTATGAGCGGGCGTTTTTCTATAACAGCACCTCAGAACTCTTGTATTTCTCTGCCGAAGGCACTGCGTGGGTTGAGGTAATCACCGATATTGATGCCGCCACGATCACTGGAACGGAAACGTTGACGAATAAAACGTTGACTGCGCCGGTCATTTCTACGATCTCAAACACCGGAACCATTACGTTGCCGACTTCAACTGACACCTTGGTTGGACGTGCCACCACGGACACGCTGACTAATAAAACCGTTGATAACTCGGAACTAAACCGGACGACTTTGTCATCCCCGATTGAGCAGTGGAACATTGTGAGCGCCGCCGCAACTGGCACGGTCAACGTTGACTACCTGTCTGGCTCAGGTTGGATATGGACGTCAAATTCGTCTGGCAACATCACAGTGAATGTGCGCGGCGACGGCTCAACCACGTTGAACTCTTTAATGGCTGTGGGTGAATCAGTTACCGTGGCTGCCGTGTTCCCGATGGGGACGACGCCGTACTATGTGACCGCAATGCAGATTGATGGTTCTGCGCAAACCGTGAAGTGGGCTGGTGGCGAGGCAGTTACGGAAGGTAATGCGAGTAGCCACGAGCTGTATTTCTTTACCATCATTAAAACCGCTGCTTCTCCGACGTATGTGGTGTTGGCGCAGCGTGGCCAGTTTGCGTGATCAGGTGAGGGTCAGACTATGGCGGTAGAGCAGACGGAACGGTTCGGTCTTTTCCAGTGGACCCAACAGTCAGATAACTTTACGCGCCTCCAAATGGTTGATTCGCATGAGCAAATTGAAGCTCTGCTTGCCCGCTTTGAGGAAGGCGCAACACTGCCGACGCTTCCCGATTCGTCGTACGCTCGAGCGTTTTTCCATGACACGACAACGGACGATCTGTATTTTTCATCTGACGGAACGTCATGGCAAAGTGTGGTTCACGATCTTGATCCTGTAGAACTCGCTACAGTTCAGACGTTAACCAATAAGACGTTTACGTCGCCGGTGATTTCGCAAATCAACAACGGTGGAACTCTTACTCTCCCGACCGCAACGACGACGCTGATCGGCAAGCAAACCACTGAAACGTTGGAAAACAAAACATTCCAAGGCGCAGATTTTGAGCAACCAAAACTGATCGGCAACTTGGAGAAGTGGAACATCGTTGCGTCAGCGCCTCTTGGCAGTTTGAACATTGATGTGCAAAGTTCGGCTGCGTGGTATTACACGAGTAACGCTACGACGAACGTTTCGCTGAATTTCCGAACGTCGTCTTCAATACCTCTGAGTGAGTCTTTGGCTCAGTCTGAAACAATCACGGTTGTGTTTGCGATGACGAACGGATCGTCGGCTTACTATGTCACCACTATTTTGGTTGATGGTGTGGTGCAGGGCGCAAAATGGGTTGATGGCAGTGCACCAACATCAGGAACTACGAACAGTGTTGACGTTTACACGGTGACGATTCATCGCAAAACTGGGGTGACTCCGTCGTACACGGTGTTTGCTCAGGTCAATCAGTTCGGCTGAGGCATCTCAACCCACTGGTTTGTTCGGTCATCAAAAAACCAGTTTTTGTTGAGATCAGGGATTGGGACATCGGGTCCGGCTTTGAACCAGACATGAACGTCAGGATCCCATTTGTATCCGAACCCATCCATCGGGTACGGCTCCGCAAATACCCATGTCATAGTGTCAGGATCTAACACAAATTTTTTGCCCATGCATTCGTGCGGTGGCTGCGGGCCGACGAAAGCGTCACGTTCTTCGTCGTAATATCCGCCGATACTTGCAAAGTTGTATCTAAACGGCTCTTTGCCTTCAGAATGAACGCCACCTAACATATGGATTGACGTGCGAAGCACCCTCATCCCAGTCTCATCGCTATAAAACTGTTCCCAGTCAGTGATCCCGTCAACAACTTCGTTTTCGTCACGTCCAACTATGACATTCACTACGACGTTGTTTTCGTCCAGAATTGCGTAATGTGCCATCGTCACCAGTGTATGGTGCCTGTGCCGTGCAGAAGTTCAAGAAGTTGGTATGCGCCAACGGTGGTGAGACGGTAACTGAGACCGGCGCTGACTTCTGGATCTTTTCCTTGGTATCGACACATCACCACTCCGGGTTGTCCACCACCACCCCAACTGCTGGCTGCGCCGTCTCCGTAGCTACTGCCACCTCCACCTTTGGCGTAAGAGACAGGGGATCCGGTGATGGACGATGTGGTTCCGCCACCATTGTTGTAAGTTGTGGCTGCGCTGCCGGATCCGCCTGCACCAAGACAGGCGCCGGGGAATCCTTGATTGGCAGTACCCGATCCTCCGCCACAACCACCGCAATATCCTGAACCCGAGCATCCTGCGCAGTCGGAGTGTGGGAAGTTCCCTCCCCCTCCTCCTCCGGATCCACCCGACCCAGCGTTGGATCCGACTACACAGCACGGATATCCGCCTCCGCCCCCGCCAATAGCGGTGTAACCGAAAGCCGACGTGTTGCCACCCTTGTTGCCGTTTGATGTGCCACCTGTTCCGGCAGCACCAGCGCCGATCGTGATCGGATAGTTCGTGCCAGCGGTAGGTTCAAGAACAGGAACAGGCGACGTGTTCCGACCGGATTTTTCTCCGATTACCGAGGAGATGTATCCGCCTCCTCCGCCACCTGTTCCCTCAGCTCCTGAGAGATAGTGGGGCTGGCATCCACCGGGAAACTCGGTGCGCCACGGCTTGTATCGCTCGTAATAGTGGGGTGCGCCTTGTCGGCCTGCCCCTCCACCACCAGCAACAATGATGAATTCAACAAATTTTGGCGGTCCCACCCCGATGCGGCCGAGGGCTTTTCCCGGTTGGGATGATGCTGCGAACAAAGGCATGATGACTCCAAAACGCTTTGTTCCAATGATACCCGATACCTGTCCGCCTTAGATAAAATGCCGACATGAACGAATTGGATTGGGTTAACGATGGGGCAATCATTTTTCGTGGACTTATCCCGCCCGAAGACATTGATGCGTTTCTGGATTTCCAGAAAACAACGTACTTTGATAAAGGTATGGAGTCTCGTGACGACGACTTTCTTATCTATCCCGAAGTTCGAGATCTGGTATGCCACAAACAGATTTACGAAGCTTTTCAGCAGATAGAAGTTGAAGGGGCAGTAGAAGCATGCCTCTTGGAATGGTTCTACAAACCAACCGGATGGCACTCCGACCGCCTGCCGGGAATGACCCGAACAGCCGGCGTCATCATCGTGTTAGAAGAAATGGATCCCACCAGCGGTCTCTTTGAAATGATCCCTGGCTCTCACAACTGGGAGTTGGAACTGGGATACTGCAAGCCTCAAGCCGACGGCGAAACCGGCGAATACCTCCAAGAAAAGATCGCCCCCCACTTGAACTCCACCTACCGGTTCCACGGCACAAAAGGTGACGTGCTGATCTGGAACTCAGAACTCATTCATCGACGATCACCCAAAACCGCCGACCTGCCACGCAAAACCGTGGTCACCCTCTGCCACAAGCCGATAAACCAAGTCTTCCGCCACAACGACGGATTCTTCTACTCACTCAGCATCTAGCGTCAGTAAATGTATGGTGGCGAGTCATCCTTGCCGAGCATCCGCCTGATCGCCCAACGAATCTTCAACTTCCAGATTGTCCACTTGAGTTTGAGGCGTTGAGTTCGTCCAATTCGGTGCCTTCGTACCATGGTTTCAACTCCTTGATCATGTCTGATGTGATCTGTTGGCCCAACATTACTTCAGCAAAATGAATTTGACTGTGTAAACCTGGATGGGCAAGGCTGTGCTCACCTCGGTCAAAAGCGCTCGTCCACGCCACGGCTTGCCATTCAGACTGTGGCTCCAGATCGCAACATCCGTCAACGCCGACCCAAGGGGCTGGCGTTGGAAAACCCCACCCTAGATAATCGCTCGGTGGGACATGCTCCAGTCCTTTGTCGGAAATATATGTAGGCCATTCTTGCAGTTCGGGGTAGCCAATTTTTCTAAAAATGTCTTGCGAACTTCCGTGCCATGAGAAAAGTTTGACGGTGATGTTTAGGCTGTTGCAGAGGGCAACCAGTAGATCGTATGCGGCAAGGTTGCGGTCAACCAAAAGATCAACGGGAAGTGTCCCCACCGTGTTATCTGATGCTGTGTGAATATAAACCTCGTGGTCACGCTTACTGTGATTGAATGTGGTGTAGCAGTTAATTTCGTCATTGTAAGCCAACGTTTCACGACCGAGGCGCCCATCAGTGGACAACGCAATTATGTATGCACGCCAAATATCAGGCGACAGCAGATACACGCTTTTCGGCACACCATACTTACCTATGTGATGGACAAATCTTTCAACTTGCGTCCATATGTTGTGGCCAGTTCGAGACACGTTGTTCACCGTTTGGCCGGTGATGTGCTCAACGATGGCTGGCCAAGTGAAGTTGTAAGGAAGGCCCATTCCTGCGGTCACCGAGCATCCCAACGTCACGATGTCAGGTGAATGATGATGTTCGTGCCAATGATGACCATCTGAATTCACACGATAACGAACCAATCGAGTAAACCGATCATCCTCAACGGCTTGATGCAACCAGTCGCCCATTGAGTATCCAACTGTCTCGCCGTTTAAAGCGATGCTAAACAAACGAGTTTTCTGAAAATCATCACCATTGTAATGGGGATAAAATTCCAGACTTGGATGACGCAACATGGCGAGATTGTCAATTAATCGTTCAGGTTTCATGGGTTCTTCGGTTCCAAATCAGTCCCTTGAAACCATGGGGATATATCAGCAACGTGTTCTTGTTGGATCTTCAACCGAGACAAGGTTTCAGCAAAATGTATCTGACTGTGAAGGCCGGGATGAGGACGTAGCCAACTTTCCGTTCGATCTAAAGCCACGGTCCACGCCTTCTCCTGCCAGTATCCGATCGGATACAAATCGCAACATGCTGCGCCACCCATTGACCGAACACTCGCAGGGAACTCCCAAAAAGAAAGCATCTCAGAGTGTTCGTCAGACTGCGGGTTGCCAGCCAAAGCAACCCAACTGGGCGGATCAACAACACATTCATATCCGCATTGACGGAAACAATCCAATGTCTGATCGTGCCACGAAAACAAGCGGACATCAATGTCACTAGTTTCCGCAAACATCATCAGCATCTCAAGCGACTTCAGATTTTTATCAACGATGACGTCAACAGGAATCAGCGTCTTTTCACCTGACAGAGATTGGTGGACGTACGGCTCGTAACTGATCGTTGTGTAACCGTTTTGGCTGTGATCGTACAAAAGTGTGCGCTGATACCAGTCGTCTGGCCCGACAGCCAGCTGCCCACGGAAAATGTCTGGAGACAGTATCCAAATACTTTTTGGCAAACCGTACTTACGCATATTGCCGAATGCTCGGTAAACCTGATGATCAATGGACGAGCCTGCTCGAGCAACACTGTTAACCGTCTTACCCAAAACACTTCGGCAAATATCCGGCCACGTAAAGTTGTACGGCAAACCCATCCCAGAGGTAATTGAGCAGCCCAATGCAAGAACATCTGGATTGGCCACGTTGTCTGGACCGTGTGTTCCATCTGAGTTCACCCAGTAAAGACAGTCTTTGTGACCGCCATCAAATTCAGGAGAGCCGTGTGTGTAGTGATATTCGGCGCCTCGACTCCAACGAAAACGCTGACCATTCCGTGGGTCGGTTGCGCGAAGAACCTTTTGGAAGTCGCGGGTTTTTAGGTTCGGATAAAGAGTCTTGTCACTTGTGCGAAGCACTTGCGGGTCAATGCTTCCACTGAGTGAAGCAAACTTCACGAGACGATCCTTACATGCGGGTTGTCGTACTTCCACCGATCCACATCAAAAATGTCGTCAAGCAAAGGTTGATTCTTCACGTTGAGACTCGTGTTGAGGAGCACAGGTACCCCCGTGTGGGTTTTCCATCGTTGAAGAACTTCATACAGTCCAAAATGTTGATATTGGTTGACGGTCTGAACGCGGCTCGTTCCGTCCTTGTGTATGACTGCCGGTAAAAGATCTGGCCGTTTGCAGCGCACAGCGAACTGCATGTACGGCGAGGGTCGGTCTAGGTCAAAATATGTGGCGGCGTCTTCCTCAAGAACAACAGGAGCGAAAGGTCGAAATGGTTCACGCTTTTTGACAGTATTGACTTTGTCTTTCATTTCTGGCGTTCGTGGATCCGCCAAGATGCTCCGATTGCCGAGAGCTCGTGGACCGAACTCCGCTTTTCCGTTAGCAACTGCAACGATTCCGTTTGTCGTCAACTCGTCAACTATTTGGGCAATGGGATACGAGCCGCCGACGTTGTGACCGAGATACGGGCCTTCCCAACGGACATGCTCACCGTGGACGGCTAAGGCTGCGCCGAGACTGGAGCCTGCGTCTCCGGGGTTTGGCATGATCCACACCTCGTCCCACATGTCCCACAACATGCGGTTCGCCACACAATTGAGCGCACAGCCACCGGTAAAAACCAAATTCTTGGACGGGCTGTCTCGGCGGATTCGGTGCATGATTTCGCAAAGCCGTTCCTCGTAAACCTGTTGTACGGCAGCGGCGATGTCGTATTTGTCTTGATCCGTGGCAATTTTGTGCGGCCAGTCGGGGATGCCGTAGTGGAGATTGTATGGCTGGTAGTGGAATTTGGGAAAGTATTCCTCTACCTCCAGTATGTACCGTTCCGGTCGCCCGAAAGCGGCCATGCCCATCAGGATGTATTCTTCAATACCCGGTGTCAGTCCGAGCAGTTTTGTGAAAGCGCTGTAAAACAGGCCGAAACTTGTCGGGTAGCGGAGACCGCCACGGCGCACCATGCTGGTGCTCTTGGCGTCCCAGATGCTCAGCGTGTCAAACTCGCCGATGGCGTCAATTACTACGATTGTTGCGTTATCAAACGTTGACGTGTAATAGCCGGCGGCGGCATGGCTTTTGTGGTGACCGACTTGAATTTCTGGGATGCGTTTTAGTGCGGGCGACGTCTTTGTGTACAGGTGGTCGTAGGAGCCGTTGATGCCGCCGTGCACGAATCGGCGCCATCGTTTCTTGGTTCGATTTTCAAAGTACGCAATCACATCCGGTTGACCGAATTGCATTGCTGAGCCGAATAGTTCGTGTGGATTGGAGAACGAGTGTTTTTCTTTGTTTACTCTCTCGCCGTGCGTGGCAAACACGATCCGGCCGCCTTCCACGACCGAGACGGCAGCGTCGTGAGACGAGTCGTTGATCCCCAGAATTCTCATGTTGCTTTTGCTGGCAGGGACACCCAGCCGTTACCCCACTTGGACGGACAATAAACTGATTGATCGTACAGCAGCGTGCACTGCGGGATCCGCTCCATCATTGCTTTTAGCGCAGCACGCATTTCGGCCCGCGCCAAGTTGGCTCCCAAACAATAGTGTGGGTTTGGTGCCCCAAACCCGAGGTGTTTTGGCTTTACGGGTCGCCGAATATTGAATGACAGCGGATCGTCAAACGTGTTGGGGTCGGCGTTTGCCCCGGTATACCACAGGCATACTCTCTCGCCTGCCTTGATTTCCTGTCCTCCTACTTCAACATCGGCAATCGCCGTCCTAGTGAAGTGCATGATGGGCGTGTGATGACGCACAATTTCTTCTATTGCGGAATCAATCAGCTCATCAAAGTTGGCACGAAGGTCATCTTCTTGATCACGGTATTCCTGAAAGTAATGAAAAGCGGAACTAACTGCGATTGCTGTTGTCTCAACACCAGAGATGACAAGGAGAATGAAGAAGTCCACGAATTCTTCAACGGTGAGTGGCCGGATTCCATTTACTGGTCTCAGTAGTTGTGAAGTTAAGTCGTCGGTCGGATTTTTGAGTCGAACTTCAGCGAGTTGTATTCCATACTTATGCAGTTTACGTGTTGATTTCACCCATTTGATGAGGTCGCCACTGCGATGGGCGGGGTGGGCTTCGCCCATCATGTATGCGACAATGTCGCTAATCCAAGGCTGATCTTCTTCCGGAATTCCCATCATCCCGCACGTAACCATTGAAGGAATTCTGTTTGCGAAATCGGCACGGACATCTGCGCCCCCATTGCGGAGTTTGTTTACGAAAAAGTCCGTGTTCCGATCAACAATACGCTCTATTGAATCAACAAGACTTCTAATACTTTTCGGTGTGAAAGCTGCGGATACTAGATCACGAAGTTCGTGATGCTCAGGATTGTCCAACGTCACAATAGAGCCGTTAAACGGCATCAACGCACGATGGCGTTCCGTGATCGCCTCGTTGTCTTGCGCAAGAATAACCCCATATTTGCTGGAAAACGAATCGTTGTCGGTTCCCACACGAACGACATGATCGTACGAGGTCAACGCCCAGTACGATCCTTTTGGATTGTTTCCCTCAGTGAACTTGACCGGTTTCTGTTCAGACGCCAACCACGAAAAGCGCCTTTTTCTCGCCTCGTGCGCCTGTATGGAATCGGATAAGTCGTCAATCCATTGATCACTCTGGAGGTTCAAATCCACCGTAAATCTCCTTGGGTGGGCGAAGTTCGTCAGCGATCCTGTCAATGTCTTCAGGCGGAATCATGTCCATGACCTCGGCCACGTTCTCAACATCGTAAAACCAGCCTGTAGGAACCGACGGCAAAAGGTTATGAACCAAAGTTCGTGCTCGAGGCCAGAATGATGTGATGACGTACCGCTCGCCTGAGATTACGGGATTGACCCCGTGCATGTACTGATGCGACGACGGGAACGCAATCATTAGTCCTGGACGAGGAATGATCTGCACCCCGTAATTCTGAAAGTAGATTTCTCCGCCCTCAAAGTCGCCGTTTAGGTATGTGACCGTGGCAAAATCGTTATGGTGAAGGGACAGGCTTGAGTGCCGTTGAGTGAACATCACCTCGCCGTCTGGTCGCCCGATGTCGGAATGAGGTGACTGGTAGTCGCCGAGAACCCACTTTCGGAACCCCATTCGGCGGGTCTGTACCAACGTTTCGCCGAAGAACGCTTCTAGCGCTTTCTTTTTTTCCGCCCTGAACTTCTGAATGATTGGTTCAACGTGCGGTGGCGCAGAGGTCGCTAAAAGCTGCCAGTGTTGCCGTTCGGAAAAGTCGGCATGTTCTGGTTGAGTCCACTCTGCTTCATCCCGCATGTAGTGGTACAGGACTTCAACGTCGTGACGTTCAATGAAGTTTTCGCAGACAAGAAGTTGCGGAAGGATCATTCCTCAACGACGGCATCAACTTCGTCGTCATCTCCTGCTTCAGCCGCATCTTCCTCAGCGGCCTCTTCCTCGGGCGTGAGATAGGCGTAAAGCACGATGCGGGCGTGACGCTCCAACGTGGGAAGTTCCAATGGGAATGGGAGATCCGCTTCTAGGTGACCCAAAATTTTGTATGCGATCGTAGAGTCGGCAATTGAGGCACCGATCGGCTTCAGGAGACGGAAATTTGTTCCATCCCAACGGATCTCGTAAGCCCCAGACTCGTGCTCAACCAAAACGGTTTGCGCATGAGAGGTTTTTTCCAACTCACCGATCTGGCTAGTGCCGGCGTCGGGAAGTTCGGTCTCAGTTGTGCTCGTCTTCTTGCTCATGGTCGCTCATGTTAGCAGTATCTGAACGTTGAGAAAGTGTGGGATCAACATTGAGTTTTGGTTTGATGGGCGTCGGATGACCCATCATCTCGTACACGAGTTCCACGTTCTCGTAATGGTGCCACCATGTCTCCGGCAGGGAGTTCTGCATCAAGGTCCGTGACATCGTTGCGCATCGAATCCAGTGCGTCGCCGAAGTCAGTCGCTCGCCGGACGTAATTTCAGTTACACCGTGCTCATAACCCGATGCACATGGGAAGGCGACGAGCATTCCTTGCTCGGGCTGCAACTCAAACCCGATTCCGGGGAAGTGGAGCGTTCCGCCCTCAAAATCCTCGTTGTAATAAAGAACTGTTGCGACTTCAAGGTATCCGCGTGGGACGAGTTCAACTTCGCCGAAGCGGACCGGCTCAAAGTCCAACAGCAGATCTTGTCTGAATCCGTCTCCGTGGCCTCCCATGTGGGTTCCTTCAACCCATTTGCGGAATGCTGGTGCCGGCTTGTACAAGAAGTCGTCACCGAATTCGTACTCAATCGTCTTGTGCATCCGCTGGTTCAGATACTTGTAGACAGCGCCAAGATTGTTAGCGGCCCAATATTCGTGGTTGTAAGTGAAGTGCGGGGGCTGACCCTCCATGTGGTCGGATCCTTGGATCTTGATCCAGAACTCGTCGCTCTGGATGTGAGACAGCCAAAAAGCGCATTCCTCTCTGTCTAGAAAGTTAGGAATGACGCGAATGAGGTTCGGGTTCCTGTTAGCCCAGTTTGACATCGCCGCTCCTTACAGCTCCACGACTAAGGATAACACTCGTTTTTGTGGCACTGACCAGCAACTTGGTGGATTCGTTGTGGATCATTATTGCGCCGTGAACAGGGACAATGACTGGCCGTGACAGATGTCCTACGGGGAAGGCGAGTATCAGGTCCGGTCCGATGGGCAGAAACACCGTGTGTGAACAATTCTCTGCGGGAGGCGGCGGGATCCACAGCAGTTTGTCATTTTCGGGCGCCACTGTCTCGGTTGCCGCCCACGAACCGATCTGTTCCATGTCAAAATGCTTTAACATGTTTTTGGCAATGTCTCGTTCAAAATGATGAAGAGCATCAAATACGACTTTGTAATGTTTATTGCCCGAGAACTCAATATAGGACAAATCGCAATAGTTGAACTTTGGGAAACTTCCCACCATTCGTGGCGCAAAGCGTCCGCAGAGTTCGCCGTCTTCTGACGTTTTCCGCAACGTCTCTTCAACAGTGAACGAAACAGCAGTGCAGAAATTTTGAAGCACTGGTGCTTGTTGTTCTGTCATGACGGAGGTTGCCCGATTTCGGACAAATACTGCTGATATTCGTCTTCAGAAAGAGTTGTGGTCGGCTCTGATCCTACGCCGAATGGGAAACACCAGTATCCCCAAAACGAGCGTTGACCTGGCTCAAAACCTCCGTGGACTCCGTGAGCCATCCGGAACAGGTCTGGCACCACAACATCCCATTGCTCCCACTCCCACCAAATCTGATTGTCCGGATTTTTGATCTCCGAGGTGACCCAATCCATTATCTCTTTGAAAAATTCTTCGTCTTTTTCTGTCGGCAGGTTGCCGTCAATTTTGAGGAGGTAATCCTGAAGTCCCCAAGCGGCTTTGCAGGGGCAAGTTCGCAACGTCGGTTCGCCCGTGTGCGGACTATCTTCAATTGCTTTCCGAGCAAAAGAGCCGACGATTTGGCCAGTGTCCTCGGTCCAAATCACGTCATGCCCAGCATTGCGCTTCCACATGAACTGCTTTGTGAATTCCTCTTGCGAGGCAGGAATGCTTTGCCAGTTCGGAAGATGAATAATGAGCGCAGCCTCCAAAAACGACCGGTATTCGGTCGGAAGCTTGTCGCAGAGCGCCTGCATATCTACGAAGCCGGTGCTCCCAGTGCCCTTCGGTGCCGTGAAGTGATACATAAACCAAGCAGCAGCACGCTGAGTGTGCTCAAGGGAAACTCCCTCTAGGTGCCATTGGAGGACCTCCACATCCGGTGCGTTGTCGTTCTGATCAATCAACTGTTGGATTCGTGGGTCGTGAACTTGGTGGTAGCGCCAACTATCGTAACTTTTCGTTTCTGCGTTAATTCGGTTCCATGAAGGCGTAAAGCCGACGTTGTTCCCGATTGCTGTAAGCAATTCGATGATTTCAAAGTCACCGTACTGGCTTCGATCCTCGTCGGGATTGCGAAAAGCGACGATTCCGCGTTCAAGGAACTTCGCTGTTGCCGTTGTTGGGCGGGTAGCGATATCTAGAAGTGGCTGCGGAAAAGTAAAGTCATTGATCATGCTTCCTCATCAAGAAACAGTTCAATCGCAGCCCGGATTCGCTTGAGAGCCTCAGCTGGGGAAAAGTTGGCGTATCCTGTCTCAAAGTTTGCCGGCAGGATGCTTCCGTTGGTAAAGCGTGCCACTCGTTTGCCGTCACGGGAAACAACAAACTTTTCGAAGTTTCCACGGATTTCCCCGGCTTCTACACCGAGGCGTTTGAACAGATCGTGCGGAGTTTGCTCTGGCTCATCGTCTCGGTTGTGGCGGGAGGCCAACAGCTCTGTGAACGGAAGTCGGATCCGGTAATGCTGATATGCGAAACGATGGCATTCTTCGGCAGTTGACCGAGAATCCTTGAAATCTCCGTATCCGAACTCACAATAATCATTAGTTGGCACGCACACGATCTCAAAGTCACGATCTTGGTAGTCGTACCGCAAAACTTGGAGCATCGGATACTGCATTGAGTTTCCGCATTCGCCAGTGACATTCACGATCATTGTCACTTTTCCATGTCGGTCAGCCAAGCAATCATCTTGGCCACCGACATCCTTGACTTTTACGTCATACACCGATTTTCCGTCTGGGGTGTCCGTCAAGTGGCCCTCACGGCGGAGGTAATCCTCTAACTCAGAACGATTTTGGATTCCGTCAATGGTCTGCATTTTTTCTCCTTGCTCTCCAGGATGAGTATAGTGATGAGTATAGTTCGGTGAATTCGGCCAAGGGGGCCATGATGTATAATCGGCATAGAGTTCGTCCCGTTTTGAGGAGCTGACATGGTTGCCTTTCGTATCGTCAATTCTGCCGCTGTAGCGGAGCAGGTGGTTGAAACCATCAAGTTGCACGAGTCACGTTGCTGGACGAATTGCCTGCTTTTGGGCATTGATCCTCGAACTTTCAAAATGGATTACGAGGTTCCGGCCCCCGTTGACGACGAAGAGCAAGATGGGGAAAATAGCCTTTATGATTTTCAGGAGCGTGCCAGAAATGGTTATGCGCTCGCTGGGCGGTCCGATTTTGCCTTCGGTGATTGCTTGGATCATGACACCAAGGTGTACGCCACGGAGTTTGCTATTGAGGCGCTAGAAGCCTTGCTTCTTGAGCGGTGCGTTGAGCATGGCTTAGACCCAGCCGATATTGACGAGGGTTGGAGTAGCGGCGATTTAGGTCTGGTGGACGTAGAGGGCTACAACGAGAAACTCCATATGGCTTATAGCGTTATGGACAGTCTGAACGCGTGATCCGGAGGAAGTAATGGCTCTCTCTGACGCCCAAGTTGCTAAAGCTCAAGCCGACGCTCGAGCATTCTTGGAGTACTCAATCATTGGCTTGTGTGCATGCTTGGGTATCCCCGTCACGTCAATTGGTGATTCGTACGACAACCCGGTCACCGAGGACGACGAGTTTTATATCGTTCATGACGCTCTTTCTCGTCAAGTTGCGGCCCTCGCTCTCCTGCCGTAATGGAAATCCGATCTGAGCATCTGAACAAGGCATTGGGGGCAAGCGAGAACAAATCTACGCCTTCTGTAAAACAGCCAAGGCAAAAGGCGAAACGAGTGACCGACCTTGAAGTTCGTTTTGACAAAGAAAGCGGGCTGCTCACTATCGGCGGGCGAGTTTCCACCCAGTGCGAGAACGTTAAGTGGGATGCGGAAATCACGTCTGAAAACATTGACGACACAAAACGAATCTGAGTACCGGTATGGAAATCAAAAGCGCACATTTGTCTGAACCGGAGTTGGTCACGTTCCGTGAGAAGGCGACCCGCTGGAACATTACGGGTCGAAATGACCCCTATATCTCGCCTTTGTGGGATGAGCAGGCGCAGAGCGCTATCCAGTGGCGAGATGGTGTGATCATTGCCCCCGCTGACAGCGAAGTTGTGTACATCCCCATCATTGTTGAGATGGACGCCGACGAAATGGATCAACTATGAGGCACACGTCAACGCACGGTCATGCGCTGTATGACCCTGTCGCTCAGGTTGGGGAAGCGGAAACCAGAATCGCAACCGCCATGCTTATCTGCGGGCTAGATCTGGCTAATTATGATGCGTGCACGATTGATGAATTGGTCGCAGCCGCCAACGCAACGTTTCCTCCGTCAACGACACGTATCACCACTCGGCTTTTTGGAAAAACCGGCATTGAGGACAAAAACTTGATTGGTGCCGTGGACTGGCTCATCAAACTTAACGGCGCCCTACACATAAGGCTTCGCATTGATTGGCGCAACCGGCACATGGGGAAGTGGGTGATTGCAAGTGGCGGGTAACTATCTTGCAGAGCGAGCTCGGACTGCCCGACTCCTCTCCTCAGAATGGGATGCTGAGGGTTTTGACACCTACATCACGCGCATCAGCGACTGTGGCGCAATCGGTCAACAGATGGTTGACGACGCGGCGGCCGACAAACGTTTGATCGCAACGAACGTCAGTGACGTAATTTTGATGTACGACATTGCGACTACAAATAGTCCTGAACTGCGCGAAGTGATGTTTTACCAAGCGACGTTCGGGTTGGGGATTATGGAGTTGGTCACCTCGCTCCACTGGACGGAAACGTCGGGCCTCAACATTCTGTCATGGCCGGGCTGCCCGTCAATTTTTTGGGAAGACGATGTTGAGAGCGGAAACAACAATATCTACTTTTTAAACGATTTTTCGCTCCACGTCCTTGAAGAGTATTACCAGTCGCCGTCCTCACCTTTTGCTGACCCGTCCAGCATCCAGTATGGAGTTGTTGATTACTCTGAACTCAGAGACGGATCAGTTGACGGGTTTTTTGACATTATCGCCGTGTACCTTCCTGATCTGACTGATTTCACTGGGGAGACGATCAACAGCATTATTGACGCGCTGAAACCGGGTGGCCTGCTCACCATCAGGCAGATGGCACCGAGAAACGGTTTCTATTATCGGACAGATCAAATCCACAACTACTGGGATCACGACTACAGCATAGTGTTGGCTGAACATCCAGATTTGATCAGCCGACACTATGCGTGGGGCAACGGAGTGGTTTTCGCCCGCAAGAAATCAAACTGATACACTCACATCATGAGACTTTTTGGACCTCCAGACTCCGACAAATTCGCCTATCATAAAATCGGCGAAGGCGACCTTGAGTGGATTGATTCCCTCAAGTACACCAACTATCCAGGAGGCGTCGTTCACTTTCATGGCGCCTTCAACGTGGATCAAGCAAGAATTCTGCCATATCTGGACGACTTGGCGTACATGCCGTCCTGCGGCCTAGAGATCGTCAAAGATGAAGATGGCAACATGATCCACGGCAAGACATTTGAGGGCACGATCGTTAGCATTAGCGATCTTCTTGCTTTGCCTATGCGGGTCGGTGGCCACGGCGAACCGGAGCCAGTGAATCCTCTCACTCCAGAGGATATTCGAGAGTTTTTTGAGCATGTTGAAGAAACGTTCTATATGGCGCTCCTTCGGTATTGTGACCTTTACCCGTTGGTGGTCAACACGTTGCTGTGGCGCATGAGAGGACACGCACTCCGGTACAGCCCGGACGCTTCTTTGGGCATCCATAACGACAACGACACCAACACGCTGATGCGTAACGGGCAGCGTTGGGTGTCCGGCCGTGAAATTGCGATGTACCAAGTGACGAACGGTTTGGCGTACTTCAACGATGACTACGAGGGTGGAGAATTCCGATTCCCGTATCTGGATTTGACAATCAAGCCACAAACCGGCGACATCATCTTGTTCCCAGCGAATTACATCGGCACGCACGGTGTTGCGCCAATCAAATCTGGTTTCCGGTACTCGTACCTGACGCAGTTTGGTCATGGTGGGGGACACCGTTATGAGGTCACCGAGCCGAATGACAGCAACATGTGGCTACCGCCGGTTTGGATGCCGTTCTTGGCTCAAGATCTGCATAAGTTGCAACAGACCGAGTTTTCCCACTTGGACACCTCGGGGGATCGTGCTGTTGGCTTGAGTATGTCCACCACGTTGGAGCAAACCCGTGAGGCTGAGGGTGGCGCAGAAGGTGAGTTCATTCCGTATGAGGAACCTGCTACTGTTGCCTCGTGAAGTTCACCAAATACGTTGACGTTGATTTGGCTAAGCACCCAGATCTAGTTGATCAGGTTAAGCAGATAGCCGCAGATGACCGAGTAAGTAAGCACAAAAGCTGGTACGGCCCGTTTTCTCCGTTTGCGGGATGGCATGTCTCTTGGTCAATGTCGTACCTTGACGAAGAAACGAACTCTGACAGTGACATCCCAGACGCTTACGGGAATGCGGAGACCGAAGATGGTTTAGTGTTTTGGTGGACTCGCGTCAATCACACTGTTGAGATCAGGCAGTGTGCCCAAAAAATTGAGTTAGAGATCTCTTGATCCGTGCCGCGCCTTATCGTGGGTGCGTAACGGATGGCCGTAGGGAAGGAGCTGGCGTTTCTTGCCGGCTTTTGTACCTGTAACAGTTTCTTTTTCGCCGGTCTGCGGGTTGATCCGAGTCCGCTCGTTTCCACGTACGCCACTTCCCTTTTTGCCTTTGCCCATGGCTTAACTCCTGAAGTCGTACTGAATGAAGAACCCGGCTTCGTCTGCAACCCCCATGGCTAAGGCCAGTAGGGCTGTTTCTCGGTCGTTGCCGTGAGGCATTATATCGTGTGACAAAGCTTCTGTGAGGACATCAACATAGGCGCTTTCTCGTAGCATTTCGGTGCCTTCTGCGTGCATGAACGCGCCGTAATCCACCTTCTTGCCGGCTTTGACAGTGAACGGTTGAGCGCAGATATGTATCCCCGAAGAATCTTCAGTTTCTTCCTCAACATGTAGCACCGATAAGCATTCCTTCACTGGACTGTTTGCGTTATCAGTGAAATGTTGAATCAGATCCTCGTTTCGAGTTTCCTCCGGTTTATCCGAGACCCAGCCTTCGGCCAAAATGGTGAAAGACGTACAACCCCATCCGGCCCGCATTATCGCTGCTGTCTGAAAAATTCTGGCCAAACGTTGTTGCTCGTCTTTCGGGTCGCCGAATTGAAGATCCATTTGACCCAAGCAGTGCAACTCATCGTCAACCCAGCCGACGATATTTATGGCAAGTTCTTCGCCTATGCCGAACTCCGAAATGAGATGGTCTTTGGCTTCCCGACCGACAGCAAGAACTAAAGCAACTTTTGCCGCTGAGTCTGGATACAGTCCGTCCACACGGCACAACCCTACATCGTGGGGATTCTTCACCGTGTAAAGTGTTTGTCATGACAGAGAAGAAGACGCCTGCAAAGAAAACTCCGGCCAAGAAAACTCCGGCTAAGAAGCCTGCCAACAAGAAGGCGCCCGCTAAGAAGGCCGTGGCAAAAAAAGCGGCTCCGAAGAAGGCTGTGGCGAAACGTCCTGCCAACACCAAGTCGCCTGCTGGCATCAATACCGGTGTCCTCAACAAGACGCCTCTCAAAAAGAGCATTGCTCCAGACGTGGATTGGCCCGAACCGCCAGCGCCGAAAATCTATGAGAACAATGTTCCGAAACCGCCGACTCGAATGGAGATTATCCGTCGCTGGTTTCGTCGGCTTAGATGACTACTGTCGGCGTCTAGCCGATGAAGCGTAGAACTTCGTCGGCAGAGAGAAGTACGACTGCGCCAGACAGGCTTTGAACGCCGTCCTCATCAACTTCTAACGCCACTTCAACAGCATCTTGAGTTAGTTGTAGTTTCTTAGCGAGTTCTACTTTGATGGCTTGGGCCGTTCCCTCGTTGATCGCAAGTTGCGACCCGAGAGCATCCAACACGTCGTCGGCGGGATACTCATCTCGTACGGGTCGTGACTCAACACGGGATTCATATTCTTCGGATAACACGCATCCCGAACATGCCATTGTTCCAGCCGACGCAGCTCGTTTGCGGACTTCCACATGGCCGCAGTCCAATACGTGGTGGTATTCCACGCGACCCCATGATCCGATCCGGTTTATCTCACGGATTTCACGTCGAGGTGCTTTCTTTAGGTTTACTGGCTTTTTAGCCACGCTTCGCAGTCCTTGATGGCTTTCGCCAACCCGGTGCCCCACATTGATGTCAACGTTAAGGCGAACGGTTGCACCATCCACAACGGAATGTCGTCTTTCGTTCCGACCGGCAATCGCTCCAAGAGAGCATCACGGCGATCCCACAACATCTGCCGATTTTTCAGCCACTCCTGCAAAAACTGAACGTTGGCTTCCTCCAGTGCGTCGGCGTTCACGATCTTGCTGACAACGGGCGGTGGAAACAAGTCTTCTGACTCTGGGTCAACCAGCTCGGCCAGTGCACAAATCTGGCGCAAGCCGTCCGGAATATCAATCGTTGACATTGACTCGTCGCTCATGGTACTGTCCCTTCTGTGCCGTATTACACAGTTCGATCCGTGGTTTGTTCCATCCTAGTAGGCGTCGTGGTGGGGGCGCTACTGATTGTTCTGCGTGGCTCGTTGACTGCTCCGACGCCATGCCCTGCGACTATTTTTGCGGAGATGGCGCCCGGACTGGACTGCGAGGTGGCGCCGTGAAGTTCCACGATTTTCAGAACACCGTCATGTCCGAGTATTCATCTTGGCGAAAAATTGACTCCACAATGCGGCTAGGTCAGGTGTGCTTCAACCTGCTAACAGTGTTTAACCCAAAGATCGCCAATGAGATCCGAGCAACACCTCTGGATCCTTTTTACAAGGATTACGTGTCGCAGGATACGTGGGAGTACCTTCAGGAACGTTGGTAGTTTACGGCGTTGGTGCGAGTGCCATGGCCGAAGAACTCTAGGTACGACACACGTTTTCCGTTCGTCACATCTTTGACGGCGTGCGTGCCGAGATATCCGCTGGAGTACACGATTGCTGACCCGAACGTCGGCGAAATCTCACAGTCTGGATAGCGGAACGCTAGTTCCCCACCTTCACAACGATCGTCCAACACAAGTGAGGCAGTCAAAACGTTCTGGATAGAAGCTTCGCTTGCCTCGCCGTCACCGACCAGATTGTCATGATGGAAGCCCATACCGGCCGATATCCCATATGAAGCTAAGTGTGGATCTGTCCGCCACCAAACACTCTTTTTGACGTCGGGATATGCCTCCATATAGGTATCAACCGCATATCCGACGGCTTCATAGATTTTCTGAAAGATCTGACGGTCGTGTTCGTCGCACTTTTCTGTCAGGTGAAGTGCCCGTCTTGGCGACGCCTCAATATCTGCCGCCTCAAAACGGTATCCGCCTCGATTCAGGTACGAGCCGTCTTCTTGAAGAAAATAGTCTTCTGGTTGCTCGTCAAACCGACGTTGAATCCATCCGTCCAACTCCTCACGATCGTGCGTGAAAATGTCTGGGAACTCAACGACACCGAAGCCGTGGTTGATCATTAAACCTCAAGGCCGGCAGCCAAGTTTTCAGCACGCTCCCGATCATTTCGGAGTCGCTTGAACTTCTTTGCGGTGATTCCGTCACGATCCTCGGTGTACATGATGTCCCAGTACCCACAGGTAAACAGTGACCCGACATCGTGGGCGCGCTCCCCAGAAAGATACATGGTGTGCTCATCGGTGTAGCCCTGAACTCCAGGGTACGGCCATCCGTACAATCCGGCCTCAACGTACGAAACTCCGCCGTCGTTCAGAATCTTTGCCATCTCCTGCTCGGATTCCTCACCCCAGAGGCCGTTGGCATCAACGTAAATGCCACCCCACTTCCGGTCGCGTGCCATCTCTGCGTAATCAACGCACGCACCGCCGTTGACGATGCAGAAAATCACGTCGCACTGGTCAAACACTGCGTCAATCGTTCCAAGATCAATCATGTGGAACTCGGCCGCGCGTTCCACAGTGACGGAACTTCGGCCTTCAGACGCCCAGTAGGGGATGTTGCCGCTTCCGTGTAGGCCGCGGGCGATCGTGCCGCCCATCTTGCCCGGATGAAGAATGCCGACCTTAGCCGACTGGGGGGAGAATTGAGTATCCATCTTCCATGTACACATTCGTTGAGATTGAAGCCATTGCGGGGTTTTCCCGAGGGTCAACCACGTTTTCGCTTACTGCCGGATTGGGTGTTCCCTGACAATACCACCCGAGGTACGAGTAGCGCCACCCTCCGGTGACGGGTCGAACCTCGTGGGCCGCCATGTAGTTGGACGGGAAGAACAAGATGTCGCCCTTCTTGATGTCCTTATGAGTGATGTCTAGATACTCAAAGTGGTGTTCACCTCCGGTGAAATTGGTTCCGTCCAGTTCTTCTTCAGTTTCAACACGGTCATTGAGGTAAGCGACAACAGACACGCTGTTTCTGGTGGCGAGCTGATCCCGCGGGTGCGGTCTGCCGTATTCGTAGTCAGTGCTGACGTCGGCGTGCATCCCAAGGAAACCGCCGACTGGGTAGGCAACGATGTGGCTTTTGATTTTCCACCAGATGCATTTCCCGGCGATCGGGAATTTGTTCAGGTAGTCAAGGAGGCAGGCGTCACGCTGTTCTTCAATGTGGTTGAGGGTGTCAATAACTTCCTGTCGGCTGTCTTGATGAACAAAGCTACCTCGCCACGGCATTTCGTCAAGCGACCGTCTGGAGAAGAAGTATTTGCTGCGGTTGATGTAGCCCTCTTCCCCGGTGATCGGATCAACACCTGGTTCGTACATCGTGTCGCGTTCCTTCTGGAGTGTTTCCTTGCAGTAGGACCGCATCCAGTCCCAGTCCAGTTCAAAGGCGTTTTTGTATAGAACGACGCCTCCGCCGAGATGTTCACCGATTTTTGTCATGTTCATCCAAATCTAGCATGTATCCGAGATAATCATGAATGCGTTCAATCACGCGCCGTCGATCATCGTTGTCCTTCAGGTGATTGAAACATCCGTAGACGGTATCTACGGCGAACTGAACCAAGAAGTCCTCTGGTGGGTCGTCGTCCCCCCAGTTGATGTACTGAATAAACGGCAGATTTTGGTATGACCATGGCCGGAACTGAAGTGGCTGGTGATCAAACCAATCAGGGTAGTGCCATGCGTGTCCTGCGTGACGCATGTCTGGATGCCAGTTGACGTAACCCTTGATGTGTGGGATGGCGTTCCGAGTGCAGTCCTCGTTGTCGTACTGGAATAGGTCAAAATCTGGTTCCCAGAAGCAGTGGAAGTCACCATTTCGAGAGCAGAGATACATGGTGCCGGCAACAGGACAGTCCGGCAGGCAATGCTTTTTGTAGCGCATGAGATTGCGAAACACGGCGTTGTTCTCGTCCTGCATAACGATGTAGACGTTGAAAAGGTCGTCGTTGACCTCGTGCGCTAGTCGGTTGACGTCTTCTCGCCAGTCGCCGTTCTCGTCGGCGATCACGAAAAGTGTGACGGTCTGGTACAAATGATCAACTTCTTCAAGTGCGTAGAAGCCTTTGGTGAACACCAGTGGAATGTGATCTGGGTTGGGGCCGGAGGTTGAGTCTTTCTCCACGCCTTCGTAACGGATCGTGTCTCCGAAGTTCGGGTTGCGTGAATCCTCAGTGTCCGGATCGTAGAACGGTTGCTCGTCGCCGATTTGGAATCGATCAAAACGTCGTTCTGATCTTTCCCATCCCGGAGCGAAGGCGTGGAGCACTGCCCTGTTGTCCCACACCAGCACGTCGCCCACTTCCCACTGCCATGTCCAGCGGTTTTTCTGGTTGGCGGCGTACTGCTGGACGTTTTCACGAACTTCCTCAAACCAGAGGGGTGGCGGATCTTGATCGGTCTCAAGTGCTGTGGATGGACCTGTCCAATACAGCATCGTTTCGCCAGTGTCGGGATGCGTTCGCAACGCAGGGTGAGAGATCACGGTTCGCCCGACGTCGTCACCCGGTTCGGCGTTCCCCGTTATTCCTAGCAGGCGGGCGGTCTGCAAGCGTTCTTTCAGATTGTCCGGTAGCTGACGGTACAGATCTGTTAGGGAAAGGAACAGCGTGTCGCCGTAGCCAGGTTCAACGTCAAACTTGATCATTTTCATTGACGTGAGCACTGGCGGCTTTTCCAAAAACGGGTTGTCTACATGCCATGCGAACCTGATGAATCGCTCAACGTTCTCTTTCTCTTCAACGTTGGGGATTGACGCATGATGCTGATCGGCGAGCATTCCGGGTTCACCGTTCGGCATGTCGGTGCCCAACTCGCCGTAATACAAAGCTTCCATCAACAGCAGGTGTTCAGATGAAGACGGGTTCATTCCCTTGAACCCGATGACCTTGTTTCGCTTCAAGATTTCTTTGAAGTAGAGAGGATCGTTGAGGACGTCGCTGACTTTGACTCCTTGAACTTTGAATCCGAGATCTCCTAGACGTAAACCGGCTGCGATTCCACCGTGCATTACTGAGGCTCCTCGAGTTTGACGTGGCCGTCAAATGCCGGCCCGATTCTGTTCCCGTCCGCATCCAAACCGGTGCGTATGCCACCCATCCATGTCCACGGCTGCTCACGAAGTTTAGTCATTTTCGCATCGCTGTATCTTTGACGTGCGTCGTTGATTTCGTTTTGATCTTCGTCCCACATGTTTTTCACGTTGAACTTAACACTGGGCATCAAATTGGTGTCGTAGAACTGGAAAAACATGAACGGTGATCCCGCAGGAAACGTAACCGGCTTGCCGATCTTGGTGATTTTCCAGTTCATATTGAACTCGTCCGGCCACCAGTCGGATGGAATATGGGCAGTTAGGGGTACGGCGCCATCCACAAAAAGATTGGGTGAACCGGATATCCATGTGGCTATACCGGGCGGGGTGTGGAAGGTCCACCCCACAGCGAACGACATGATCCCGACGATTGACGGCACCACGATCGGCCGAGTGTAACTCTGGCCGTTGATCTCAAAATCCATGGTTTCGCCGGAGAGCACGCGGGGCACTGTCATTCCGCCGTCCCATTCGATGACGACATCCTGCTGAAGCACCATTTCCCAGCCGTTTACGTTTGCCTCAGTAAGGGGAAGGCATTTGTAGGCATGTTTTTTGTAGGTGTCGTCCATCCAGTCGCGGCGTACTGTCGCTTGGCGGATCTCTGGGGGGTTCTGGTGGCTCCTGACGAGCGTTACTTCCATATCAGGCGAGCGCCATTGTCTGGCCTGAGGCAGACGGCAGACCGATCGGAGACGTGGACTGCTGGTATGGGCCGGCATGGTCCTGATGGTTCCGGTCGTTGTAGTCGTACATGGTGACCGCCGAGTACTTGGTGCCCTTCTTCACCGGTAGTGAGGCGTGGGCGTAGATGAAGTCGCTCGGGTGGATGATGACGTCACCGAACTCGGGGATGAACTTGAGGTTCTTGTACGGCATCATGTACTCGCCGCCCTCATAGTCGTCGTTGATGTATCCGATTGCGGACACGGCACATGAGTACGAGAATCCTGAGTCGGGGTGAACGGCAAAGTGCTGCCCTTCACCGTACTTCACGAAGTTTGTTGCCTCCTCGTATTCGAGGGACAGGTTGTAGATGCTGGAGTAGTGGCGAACGCATTCGCGGACACCGGCGATGACTTCTTCGTACACGGCTCCAAGGTCAGTGAACTCGGCAGGTACGGGCATGTCGGCTTGCCGCAGTTTGAAGTCAAAGCAGTCTCGGTAGTCCTTCATGATGTCGTTGTCGCCGACCATTGCCTGCTTCCACGAGTAGTACTCGGTGGTGCTTCCGGCGAGGCCACGCTCAAGCCGTCCGACAAAGTCTGAGTCTTTTGGCCAGACGTCCTTGTACAGGATGATTCCGTCGGTGGGGACTCCGAGGGTTCCGGCTACGCGCATTGTTACCTCAATTCGGTGATGGTGTAGAACGACGGTGTGGTCCATCGCTCTCCGCTGATGATTTGCTTCACTCCGTGAAGATAGTGGACGTCACCCGGGTGAGCAACGGCCAGTCCGGGTTTGATGTCAAGTTCAATGTCAAACTCTGGGTAATAGAACTGTCCGCCTTCGAATTCGTCGTTCCAGTAGATGATGGAGTTGATGTCGTAGGTCGGGAACGGGTTTGGCGTTCCATCGTTTAGTTGCTTGTCGGCGTGCGGTAGCTGTTCGTTACCGGGTAGCCAACGGATCAGGACCGGTGGACGCTGATATAGACCAACATTAAATTTGCTTTCAAGTACCGCCTGCATCTTTCGGATGTACTTGTCAATTAGGGCGTGCATGTCTGGTGCGATACGTGCGAGAATGTCGCCACTGCACATCCGGTCCCACCAGTACGAGGCGTCGTAGATGCATTCGCCATCTTCGTTGAACTCGTCGCCGCGCGGATTTTCCCACTCGTTGATCGTCGGGAAGAATGCTTGGAGCGTTTGCAGATCATCGTGGTCAACAAAGTCTTCAATGATGACAATGTTGTCTGCCGAGGTGCCGAAGTGGCCGGGTTCAATTAGGGATTTTTCCTCCACGGGGTGGACTGTAGCAGATCATTTCCCGTGGATGGCTCGCCGGATGTGTGGCTCCAATGTGAGGTGAATTGTCACTCCAAGGGCAAGAGGGTATGCCCACCAGCGGTGCTTGGGATGAAAAATTGCTTTCCAGCAACTGCGGGTCAACGTCTCAAATTTGCCGCTACGAATTGACAGAACGTCGTGCAGAATGACGTACAACGCAATTACTGCCCAGCCAAACGATCCGGATTTCCCCTTATTTGTTTTTAGGTCAACCGGCTCGGTGAAGTTGCGCCACAGCCAGCCCATCTCGCCTCACTTAAAGCGAGGCGGGAAGAACGGCGGGAAGTGTGGCGGGAAGTGTGGCGGGAAGTGGGGTGGGAAATGTGGAGGGAAGTGGGGCGGGAAGTGGGGCGGGAAGAACGGGGGGAAGAACGGTGGGAAGTGTGGCGGGAAGTGGGGCGGGAAGAATGGAGGGAAGTGCGGGGGGAAGTGCGGGGGGAAATGCGGGGGGAAGAACGGAGGGAAGTGCGGGGGGAAATGCGGCGGGAAAAACGGGGGGAAGAACGGAGGGAAAAACGGGGGGAAAAACGGGGGGAAGAACGGGGGGAAAAACGGGGGGAAAAACGGGGGGAAGAACGGGCCGATTGCACGAACGACAATGGTTGTGCCGAGAGGAATTTCAAAAGAAGTGGTACCGGTATAGGTGACACCGCTAACAACAATCTCGTGTGCCTTGCCGACATCACCGGAAACTTCCGTGTCTGAAGTATCGGCAGCCTCAGAGACGTTCGTAAACCCGAGCGCCTGAAGGGCGGTTACACGGTCACCCGCATCCTCGTTGTCAGTGAAGGTGAA